GCTTTAGTTTGGTCTGCTTTAGCACCATCCTCAATACCACTTAACTTAGTGTTTAACGTAGTAGTGAAGTTCTTCTGAGTTAATCCACCATCACCGACTGAATATGTTGTATTAGTATCTGTGAAGACTGCACCTGAAGGAACATTAGTAGCTACTGTCTTAGAATTAACAGTAGAAGCATTAACACCTAGGGCATCTATGTCTGCTTTAGTTTGGTCTGCTTTAGCACCTGTCTCAATACCATCTAACTTACTCTTATCACCAGAGGCCATTAACCCTTTAGCGGATGTAGTTGCATCACTATAAGTAGCATTATCTAAATGATCGGTTTTAACGTCACCACTAGATGTTAGTAGGTCCGCTAGTTTTCTTGCTTTACTCATAGTTAGCTCCTTTATTTAATGTGTTGGCGGACTCTCACCGCCTAATGTTTACTCTGTAACTTCTTCTGCTTCTTCAACTTTTAACGATTGAGTTAGGGCGCTCATAAACGCATCCCTTCCAAATTGCAACTGTGTAATATTAAACTGTGCTGATGATAGCTTACGGTCTAAGTCTGAAACGTGATTAACCATTGCCACTTGCTCTTGTGTTAAATCATCTACCTTATGCTCTACGTCATCAATAGTAATAGTCTGTTCTTTTTGTTTTTTAGACATTTGTATTTCTCCTAGTTGTTAAATTAAGCTGCTGCTTCTTCTGCTACCCAAGGCACACCACTAACAGACGTTGGGTTCTTTTGACTCTCAATGTCTGCTAATAGGTTTGCTTCTAAGTTCTCGTCAAGTGATGCTGTTACCCACGCCACCACATCTACCTCTGTTACGTTGGCAAATGGGATTAGTGTTGGTGACTCTTCATCTCTTGTAAATCCCGCTGAACCGTATGATGATGCTGTGTAATCACCCTCTGTGATTGATGCGTTCCAGTGTGCTGTTGTAATAGTGCCATCTGCTGTGTTTGACTCTACGTTGTTGATTGTTACGTTCATTATTTATTCTCCTATTATTGATTCTCTTGCTGCTTGTCGTTTAGTTAAGATGTCTTCAGGAATGGGTTTGCCCGTTTCAGCTTGGCGCGTTACATACCAGTCGCTGTCCTTTAGGTACTTCAAAGATTCTTGATTAGTATCTTGGCGCGCCATTTCATCAACAATCGTCTGATAATCTGCCTCATCTAAATATTCTTGTCCGTTTCTTTCAATCATAATAGTTCCTTATTAAAACTCAGTTTCGGAGAAAGTTTGCCACTCTGTCGGCTCATCAACTCGCTTATCAACGCTACCTGGTAATGCCACTAGAATCACTGAAGGGGTGCCATCATTAGCATGTAGATAAGGGTGTGTATGGCTGTAGTGGTGGTTTGTTCCTGAGGTGTGCTGTGCGCACCAGTGCCAATTTCCATCTGCTACTAAACCATTACACCACCAACCATAAGGTAGTGGTCCAGACACCCATTTAACAAAGGCTGCGTGCGTGTTTGTCCAACTTCTGCCGTAAGGCACTTGTTGATAAGGGAAAGTATATCCACCTGCGGCTTTAGCTGCTGTTACTCTACGAATCTCAAAACTACGGACAAAATGTTGTACGTTTGCTCTACCCATTAATGTTAAAAGTTCTTGTGAAGATGCTGAACGACTTGACCAAACAGTACCAGTAGTTACAGTTTCCTCGGTTACATTTGATGTCGAGTAAGCACCTGACCAGGCGTACGTAAATGGATATTGCTGCCCGTCCCTTAAACTACCACCATTTATAGCAATTAAATGAGGCATTGAGCCTATCTGCTGCTTAGTTGTTTCATCCGTGGCCCCTACATGCAACTTACCAACAATAAGTTTGCCTGGTCCTAAAAGCTCTAAATTTGTATTACTACTTGATGTGGCCGCGTTTCCGCCAGTGATATTAGATAACCTAAGGTTCCAAACAGTATCACCTGTTTGATATATACCATCCCCAGGATAGCCGAATGACATAACAGAGTTTCTAGAATGACTATCATAAGTGCGTATAGCTAAAGCAGGTGTCGGCCAATCAGCAGATTCAGATGGTGATGCGGCTGTACCATTATAGGCACTAATAGTTATATTACCAGAGCCATGAACTTTAAATCGTTCTTGTCTAGCATTAGAGCCGGTGCATATAGAGAATCCATTATATGCACCAATAGTAATACCATCATGGCTCGAGCCATTATGGGCATATGTCATTATGCCCATATTGTATTTATTACTACTACTGAAACCTTCCCTAAAGAATATTCCTTCTTCGGCCCCTGTATTATATGCATCAATCAATCCGGAACCTTCAACATGTAACTTAGCACTAGGCGACGAAGTACCAATACCCACGTTGCCACCCCCATTTACCATTAATCTTGTAACTGAGCCTTCTTGTATTCTAAAGTTAGAATTACCTGCGTACACACCAAAAGCTGCACCACGCCAAGTCCGCATCGCGATTTCATAATCATTCACAACTTGTATTTCAGCAGAGCCAGTACTATTAAGAGTATCAAATTTGATCTGTTCTCCAACGCCACCAATATGCAACTTACCACTAGGACTACTCGTACCAATGCCCACGTTGCCAGATGAGGTGATACGCATACGTTCTGTAGCACCAGTAGCAAAAGCAATAGTGTTATTAGTGTTCGGATTGAACATTCCTGTATCTAGATCACCATTAAATGAGTAACCTGGATTAGAAGCTACACGACCTGAATTGGTTGACTGGATCAGAGGTTCTTTACTGTTACCTGCACCCACTAATACATTACCAGTACTGTGCAACTTAGCACCAGGACTACTCGTCCCGATACCTACTTTGCCATCATCGTTAATAGTGACCCTATCAAGCGCAGTATTACCGTCACGCTTCGTCTGGATAACTAATTTACCGCCAGTTCCTGCATCAATTTCGGCTCGGATATTAGCAAGAACATCATTACTAGTTGAATTAGTGAAGTCAATCTGCGGAGTAGCTGCTTTTATTGTAAGTTCACTTGTAGGTGTACTCGTACCAATACCAACGTTGCCCGCTGAGGTGATACGTAGTCTTTCGTTGCCGATAGCTCCTGATATGTTTGCCGTACCTACATTGAACCTAAGCGTTGAGTACGAGAATATATCCATCTCATTGCTAGCGGCATTATATTTAATACCACCATCCCCTGACGATATATTACTGACATATAGTTTAGAGCTATCATTATTAGTTGCGCCTTCAATTCGTGTTGTGAGCGAACCTGATGAGGGTTTTACAGTTAAACCATCACAAGTAACACTACCAGTAACATCAATACCAGTAGAGGTTGTGGCTAGTTTAGGTAAGTTGTCATATCTGAACTTACAAGCGCCATCTACACCAAATTCTGCAAGGGTTTCAGATGTTCCTTTTTGCAGATAAATAGCTGTACCGTTAGTTGTTATCCCTAAATAACCAGTGCCTTCATCTTTAATCCAGCTATTACCATCGTGATATATCTGTAAGTCATTACTAGCACCAAACTGTGCCTTGACGTTATCACCTAGGTTTAGGTTGCCAGTTAGTGTGCCACCTGCGGTAGGTAGCTTAGTGTTTAATAATGTATCCGATTCAGCCTTAGTATAAGCGCTATCAATAGGTTCAAATCTAGCATCACCCTCTGTCTTAGTATAATGGTTAACTGTTTGAGCGTATCTAGCATCAGATGCTGTCTTAGTATAATGATTTGCAACTTCAAAGTTACCAAAGGCATAAATATTAACCTCGTCATTAACAGCTGCTGCTGATGTAAGGGTTAATGTAGAAGTAGTTACTGTGTAGTCGTTTGAAGATCCCTCTTCAAGAACGATACCATTCATAGTTACAATTTCTGCACCTACAATAATAGCTAAGGTATCTACTCCACCTTCGTCTAAACCACTAAATGCAGTTTGTCCAGCAGTAGCGTTAAATGTAAATCGCTCCATTGTAGCTAATGTAGCTGAAGATGTTGCAATCCAACCAGAGGCTGTATACACCTTCATTACACCACCAGCACTATCGAAGAATAAAGCACCTACTACTAATGCATTACCGTCATTATCGACTGTAGGAGCAGTAGCTTTAGAGCCTAAATATCTGTCATCAAAACCATCGTAAGTAGCTGCTGCGTTAGCTGCCGAAGCTGCTGCTGCTGTAGCTGAACCTGCTGCAGATGTAGCGCTAGTAGAAGCTTCTCCTGCTTTAGTAGTTGCAATGCCAGCTTTAGTAGTTGCAATACCTGCTTGTGTAGTAGCAATGCCAGCTTGTGTAGTGGCTGTTGCTGCTTTAGTAGTTGCGACTGTAGCCGATGCTGCAGAACTAGTTGCACTATTGGCTGAATTTGTAGCACTCGTACTCGATTCACTTGCTTTAGTAGTTGCTATTCCAGCTTGAGTTGTAGCTGTTGAAGCCGATGTACTGGCAGAAGAAGCACTAGAAGAAGAAGCACTTGCACTAGCAGCTGAAGCTATAGCTGAAGTATCTGCATCATCTTCTGAGCTTTGAGCGTCAGTAGCTGAACTACCAGCACTAGCAGCACTTGCTGTAGCTGAAGTAGCTGAAGCGGTAGCGCTTGATTGAGAAGCTGAAGCTGCATTCTTGGAAGATAATGCGCTAGTTTCTGCTGCCTCTGCTGAAGTTTTGGCTGATATTGCTGCTGTTTTGGAAGTTTCTGCTTGAGTCTTGGCTGTTTCTGCAGCTGTTTGTGCTGTTTCTGCATCATTTTCTGATGATTGAGCATTGGTTTCTGCAGTTTCAGCGTGTGTTTCTGCTAACTCAGCTGCGGTTTGAGCATCCTCAGCATTAGTCTCAGCTGTTTCAGCATTAGTCTCAGCTAATTCTGCAGCATTCTTTGCAATAGTGGCACTTGTATCCGAAGCAGAAGCGCTAGTAGCACTAGTGGCAGCACTAGCTGCACTAACGGCAGCGTTAGTTTCGGCATCTCCAATGTTAGATAAAGCTAATTCAGCCCCTTCTTTGGCAGCTGTAGCCTCTTCAATTAAACCTTGTACATCATAGCTATCAGCTAATTCTGTAGATATGGATATTCCTTGTCCTCTATCAATTGCCATGTTAACCTTTTCCTAATCTATGATTCTCTCTAGTATTCCATCTTTTGGTATCAGCAGCATAAGAACTATAGTCTTTGCCATATTGGAAATTAGTACAGAATGTTTGCTTAAAGTAAGAAGGTTCTCCGCAGTCAGAGCAGACTTGAGGTTCTTCACGATGTTTATAGGATACCACACTGTTAGCTTTATGGTTGTTCTTACAGGTATATTCAAAAAGTGGCATTGTTATTCCTAATTAGTTCAGGATAACCCTCTCATGTAGACAAGGGTTACACTTAACTAACTAAGATTAAGCAGTTACTTTGAAAGCTACAGAAGCTTCAGAGCGTAACTCACCTACACCGTAGATGGTATCAGCAGTAAACAAATCACCTAAGTATTCTTGTTTGTACTGTGTCTGCGTACGAACGCCAACTTGCTCAGCAAATACAGCAGCATCACGATGAAGGATTAGACCTTCACGGTTAGTGCCAGTAGTTGGAGCAGAGTTAGTGATGTAAACTTCCATACCATAGATGTTACCAATCTTACCAGTAGCCATCGCTGTACCATCGCCATTGAAAGCTTGCTCAGTGAAACGAGCTAGACCTAACAATGTAGATGCTGCAACTGGAGGTAGTACCAAAGCACGGTTATCCATAGGAACATCATTATTATCTAATGAAAGAATCATCGCACGGATACCAGCATCAGTGATTGCACCACCGTTACCTGAAGTCCAAGCAGTACCATCAGCCTTAACAAATGAACCACCTGTCATAGTGCCGAATAAATCAGACTCTACTTGTTGAGCTAGTGCATAACCAGCGTCATCAGTATAGAACTTACGCATAGATGCTAAAGCTTGTACGTCTGCAATATCTTCGATTAACTTCGAGTATTCATAGTGCTTGTTAATTGAGATGTCAACCATAGTGTTAGTTGAAGCAGACAGTGTTACCTGTGTGTTTGCAGCCTTAACTGAAGCTGAGCCACGCGCAGGTTTAGGGATATGAATAGTATCGCCCTTCTTACCTTTGTGAGACATCTTTGTAACTAAGTTTGCTAAAACTAAGTTTGTTTTATATGCACCAATAACTTCATCCGACCATAGTTCAGGGATGAAATTGTTAGCAACAGCTGTAGTAGTATTATTAGTACCTAAAGCCATATTATTTCTCCTTATTGAGTATTATTATTTAACCCGACCCTCTGCGTATGCTGCCATAATCTCGTCACCGAGTGCCTCATACCTAGATGGGTCAGTTCTTTGTAGAGCGATTAAATCACTTCTACGATACATCTTTTTACCACCAACAGAATCTCCTGAAGAACGAGTTTCTGAACTAGTTTGTCGCATTGCCTGTTGTCGCTTAGCTTTCTCTGCCTTGTTGACCTCTTGGGTCTTTCCAATCATTGAGATTTGTTTCCAAGTTCCCAATAATTCGTTTGCAGCATTAAAATCATAGCTTGCATCAGCTTTGCGGAATAGCTCAGTGCGTATAGCACTCTTTCCTATCCACTCTTGAAAGCCTTTATCACCCACAACATCCATAAAATCAGGATGTGTAGCTTCTAACTGAGTTAAATTAGCCTGTTGAGCTGACTTAACATTACCTTCTCGAGCTTTGCGAATCTCTGGATGGTTCTCTATCGCTGAATTTACTGCCTTAGCAGGATCATCGTAGAAAGTATCCTCGAAACTCACAGTTTCTTCTGTTGTTTCAGTAGCTTGATTCACTTGAGGTTTAGAATCCAGAAGCTGTTGTATCATTTGCCTCTGTTGTCCAACCTCTTGACCTTGCTTACCGAATGCTTTCTCAACATTCTGGTGCATGGTTATTACATCTTCTAATGTCTTCCCAGCATACTTCTCAGGTGGTTCATAAGTTGGCTCTTGTGGAGCTTCCTGTATAACTTCCTGTGGTTCTGTTACCTGTTCCACACCTTCTGGTGCTGTATCTACTACTATACTCATTTCTATGTCTCCGCCCCGAGGGGTTATGAAGTTACTTAATGTGTGGTGTCGGTTTGACCCGATTGTTCCACGGCTATTTGCGTTGCGGATTCTAAGCTAAGCAAATAACCTAGTACCTTTAACTGCCCTTTGGCATCCCAAAGAGATTTTTCATCGTTGATAGTCTCAATGTCTCGAGTTGTATCTTCAATGGTTTCTAATTCAGCCATCAGGTCTAGCCAACCTTCTGTCTCAAATAAATCTAATCTATCTTTTAAGAATTGTTCATCCGTCTTCATTGAACAAATCTACTAATTTCTGTTTCTTGAGCAATCTTTCTAGCATTTGCCATGTTTAATGCAGTTTCTGAACGTAAATGGTCTACTTCTGGGTATGTTCTCTCAGTATCCATGTTCTTACTGTTAATATCTGCTTGAGTTTTCTGTAAACCAATAGAATCCTTCTGCAATTTAAGCACTTTCTCTTGAATATCGATCTCATTTGGCTGTAAATTAGCTGCTTCAGCTTGCCATTTGATTGCTTTAGCTTTTTCTTCTTCAGCTTCGGCATATAACTTAGTAATCTTAGCCTTCATCTCTTCCATCTGCAACTGTGTACCCATCTGTTGCATCTGTTGTTGCTCAGGATTAGGTTGACTACCTTGTGTAAGGGCAGCTGTAATCTTATCTCTATCGTGCATTGATGAATTACCAATCATTGACAATAGAATCACGTTGAAAGCAGGTGAATCTTTAGGGATAGCTTGCAACATCTGTACCAT